GAGGGGCGGGGGGGTGAGGGCAATTACACCGTCGTCTGCGCGAACCCCCGCCCGCCGCTCAACGCGACCTCCGCCAAGCCCGCCGCGCCATCGCCTGCGTCGCCCTCGAGCGGCACAAGCTGGGCGATGACGAACGTGCCGGATGCCTTGCGGCTGCCCGTCGTCATATCCGGCTGGTAGAGTTCGAGCGTGAGCGGCGCGCTGGACGCTTCCGCGTCGAGCAGCGCGCGGTAGAAGCCGGCGGTCGTCTCGCGAGCAACCGCCAGCGTCAGCCGGATCGCCCGCCCGCCCTGCGCCAGCAGCGGGTCGGGGCTGCCGAGCGTGTAGATTTCGCGCGTCGTCCGCGTCAGCGTCAGCGCGCAGGCTGCCACATCCACCGAGACATCGACCCATGCTGTGCCGTCGTGCCAGCGGATGACACTGTAATGTTCGGTGATCGTCATCAGCGCGCCTCCCGGATCTGCCAGAGCGCATCGACGCCCGCGTAGACCATGCGGCTGCCCGCCGGGTAGGGCACACGCCCGATGCGCAGATCGACGCGCTCGACCACCCCGGTCGGCTTGAGGATGCCGATGCGCGCTTTGCAGGCGTCAATGTAAGCGTCGGCGTACTGGCGCAGCGCCTGCGTGAACTCGTCCGCGCCGCCGCCCTGCATGAGCGGCTTATAGAGGAAGAGATCGCGCACGACGAACGCCGTCGTCAACCGCGCGCTCGCCCCACTCGTGATCGCCTCGATGCGCAGGTCGTCGATGCCTGGCAGCAGCCGCGCCGGGAGTTGTGCGGTGTGCGGCGTCTCCGGCAGCGCGGCGTTATACAGCACAGGCACAAGCTGCGCGTTGAAGGCGACGGGCATGGCTGCCACCGCGTCCAGGATACTGGCAAGGCTCATCTCACCCTCCGTCGATACGGATCGAGCATCAGCACGATGTCGTCGGGCAGGCGACCCGGCAGCAGCGTATGTCCGTCGGGCGTGACGAGCGGGCGGTCGATCTCGCCCGCGTTGTCGCGCTGGCGATAGAGATATGCCGCCAGCCGAATGCACGCCTGCTGAATATCGGCGGGCGCGCTGACGCTGTACGCCCAGCGCCCGGTGATGCTGATGGCATCCTCCGGGCTGTTGGTGTACGTCCACGTCAGCCCTGTAGCGATGCGCAGGCGCAGCCCGTAATAGGGCGGCGTGCGCGGCTCCGGCACATAGGCGTTCGGCGCGACCACGACACCCGCATTGCTCACGCTGGTGATCTGCGCGAGGTCTGCGTCGATGTAGAGCGTGCGGCGGTCGTCGCTCACGTCGCGCAGTGCGTCGAGAGTCCGTGTGCTGTCTGCCGCCGCCTCGAACGCCCGCCCGCAGTAGGCGTCGATGATCGCCACCGCCCGCGCGATCAGATCGGTCAACAGGGCGTCGTCGGTCGCCGTCGCGATGGCGAGATAAGTTTTGAGAGACGAAAGTGTCGTGTACATCGAAATCTCCTCGTTCAGTGCGAGGTGCGTAGTGCGCGGTGCGAACGAACAAAACCTTGGGTGGATGCAGGGCGATATGTGTTTGTTCGCACTCCGCACCTCGCACTACGCACACGAGGGCAGGACGTGTCCTGCCCCTACCGGATTTCGACGACGCCTGCGATGTCGAACTCGCCCGCCTCGCTTGCCCGCAGCCCGTCGCCGAGCGCGATGACGCCGACGATGCTGGCGGCAGTGCCGACGGTCAGGCTGCCCTTGATGTAGCGCCAGCCCTGCGCCGCAACCTGCTCGGCGCTGACTTCCAGCAGCGCCAGCTTGTTATCGCCGGTCGCCTTGACGATCTGCGTGATGCTGCGCCCGGTCACGTCGGCGTATGCCCCACCGCTGGTCGTGCTGCCAGTGACCTTGAAATCGACCGTCGCGGACGCGCCCAGCACGCCCGTCTGGACGATGAAGGCGACGCGGCGCACGTTCGCCATGTCGATGGCGGCGGTGAGCTGCGTGCCTGCGGAATAGGACGCGGGCGAGATCTGCCCGACGATGGGTAGGCGTTCGCCCATCTTCTCTGTCGCGAAACTCATGTCCGGGACTCCTTAGTTCGTGAACACCACAAACGGCGACATCTCGTAGGGCGTACTGGCGTTCTGCGGGTCCGCCAGCGTGATCTTGCCCTTGACCCAGGGCTGACCATCGCAGCGCATGCCGAAGCGCCAGGTGTCCTTGCCCTCGGTGAAGGCGGCGTGTTCGCTGAACTCGATGTACAGCCCACCCCGCTCGAAAAGCACGTACCCGCCCATATCCGCCAGCACGACGCTGTCGGTGTTGTCGGTCTGCGGCAGATGCTCGCTGACGACCAGCGGGTAGCCCAGCAGCGTCCCGCCGACCGGGGCGCTCAGGTTCGCCATCCACACCGACCCGCCGCTGCCGTTCTGCATGATGGCAATGTCGTTGATGACGCTGGGGTGATAGACCCAGATTGGCGCGCCGCCGACCGCCTTCATGCGCGCGACCATCTTGACCGCATCGCCATAGGCGAAGGTGTTGGCTGCCGCCGCCGCAACGTTGACGCGCGACGGGGCATTCAGGATGCCCAGCGGTTCGCCGACACCGTTCCCGCGCAGCACAAGCTGCTCCAGCTTGGAGCCGACGGCGATGCTGATGACATTGCGCAGAAACGCCTCGATGCCCGCAGGCGTATCGGCGCGCAGCTCCTTCGTCACCTTGATCATGCCGCTCGCCACATCCGCGACGCGGTAGCGGATGACCTCGAATTCCGGGTTGGTCTCGCTGTACGACGCACCCTCGGCGCGCTTGATCGCCTTCGCCTTGCCCGCCGCCGACGTTTCGCCGCTGCCCGCGCCGGGCACGAAGTACTGATCGAGCGCCGGGTATTCGCCCGCCGGGGTGTTGACCGGGATGCGCTTGACGCGCGCCAGCACCGCCGACTGCTCCGCCGCGAGCTGCATGAGCTGGGCGCTGTACTCGGTCGGCACAGTGTAGCCGCCCAGCGCGCCCGTCTGCCCATCCATCGTGGTCTTCAGGCTGCCGTAGACGACGGCGAGGCGCTTCTCGTCGCCGCGCATGATCGACAGCAGGTAATCGCCGAGCGACTTGATGTGCTTATCGGCACCCCCGCCATCGACCGTGAAATAGCCCGCGCTCTTGATCGCCGGGGAGTCCTGCATCAACTGCAAGACCTGCTGCATCTGCGCGCTCACGGCGTCCAACTGCGCGCGCAGCCCTTCGTATTCCTGCGTGTGTTCCATTGCATCCTCCATCTTTAATGATTTCAACGCCACGACCCGCGCGCGCGGCTCCGCCGGGGTGGGGGTGAGCGACGCTTCGGCAATCGCCCACTTGTGCACGCGCTGCGATTTGCCGACGCGCTGCCGCTCGACCAGATGTGCCGCCGCGCCCGACGACCAGCCGAGCGCGCCCGCTTGCGCCAGGTCGTAGAGCGCGCGCTCGTATTCATCGCGTAGATCGAGCTGCGCCTCGATCCACACGCCGAGCGCATCGCGCCGCAGCGTGGCGCGCCCGATGCGGCGCTTCTTCAGCGCGCCATCCAACCCGTGCAGGTAGTAGACGGGGCGCGAGTCGCCATCTTCAAAATCGAACGCCGTCTCCGGCGTGAAGAAATCGCCCTCGATGTCCGGCGTGGCAGGGTCGCCATAGACGATCAGATGCCCGCCGAGCCGCCCGTCGCCCAGCGTCTTGATCGCGCCGCCGAAGGCGACAAGGGTGTCGTCGTGAAAAAAGGTGTTCTGCAAGATGTGCCTCCGTAGTTTCGGGTGCGTGGTGCGAAGTGCGTGGTGCGAAAGAAACGGAATCAAAAACGCCGATGCAGTTGCAAACGGCGTTTTTATGCTGTCCGAAATTGACTTTGACTACAGATTAGGCAACTTGAACTTGATCCTCTTCGATACGTAGATCAAAGTTGCTATAGGCATGATTTGTGGGAACAGTGTCTGCATCAAAAGATACAAACAACATGTCCTCGGACGACAACCATAGACTTAACGCATTGGGAGACACTTGCATAGGTCTTGGCTCTGGTATGTCTAAGCCATGCCTTAGAAGATGCTTAATGTAGTCAATCCGTGCAGCTCGAAGATTTGTGCGCGCTTCATCGGTGTTATCGCCTTGTCCGATTGTGCCCGGAAGTTCCGGCGTAATAGCAACATATACATACTCACCATCTGTTGTTCCATCCCGAAAAATAACTTCGAGGTATGGACGATTTGCAAGATGTTCAGCCTGTTTCTTATGACTATGTCTCATCACCACTATTCCTCGCTTTTTCGTCTTGAAATAACTTCAGTTTGTCGATTAAGGATATGGCTTGATTGACACTGTACAAGGCAACTTTGCGATGTCGAGGCAAAAAGGTAATCAAAGATGGATACTCAGGATGTTGAACTGTATCATGTGGACCACCCCCGGTTATTATAAACCCGAATCCGCGATAAAGAGCTTTCAAATCGTTTATTTTCCAATTGTTTTTGGATTTACGCATTTGTTCCAGAAGTTTCTCAGCATTTCTCGGCATACTTAGCTCCTAACTCGCCGAGAGCAGCACCAGCTCTATAGCTGTGTTGCCAATTTCTAATTCATCCACTGATACCGAAAACTCATAAACACCAGGATGGGGAAAGACGATTTGATTAAGCTCCAAAATGATGTTTACGTCTTGTCTATTGCCATTCTCGTCCCGACCTAATGTGACTATGCCTGAAGTGATAAATAATTCAGCGCCGTCAGCATCTGTCAAGCGAATAGTTACATTTCTTGGTTCTGTAGTTTCAAGTGGGCCGTCAGGCGCGAGTTTTACGACAAGTGCCAATCTCGGATGAATTGCTGGGAACTGTCTCGTGCTGATACGTGCAAATGCACCTAGGATATTTATCTTTCCACTTGCCAAATCTACACTGGCGTAATCTGCTGTAATAAGCATCTGTATCTTCATAACAACACAACCTCCTACGCTAATTGGCGAGAACATTATAACACTCTGACATTGTTTATAGAACATGCTGGGTAGCAACCTCGGTTATTCCTTCGGATCAGACAAGATATCGATGTAGGACAAAACTCTTCGCCCTACATCGCATCAAGGCTAGCTACTCAAACCCCAGCGCCGCCCGCACCTCGTCGCGCGTGATGATGCCGGCTTTGTAGAGTGAGAGCGTACGCGCCGTCTTCTCCGCCTCGCGCGTCTGGTAG